CAACAGACTTTGATTTCCAAAAGAAAGTTAGATTTATTTCTCAAGAAGTAAGATCTGGTGCTGCTGGAACTGCTATTGTTTCTGGATTAGGAACTATTACTTCTGTTGCTATTTCTACTGGTGGTATTGGATATAGCACTGCAGTAGTAAGTTTTGGATCAACTTCTATTGGTGATAATACTACTGGTGTTGTAACAACATCTACTAGAGCATATGGAACTCCTATAATTAGTGCTGCTGGTACTATTACTGGTATTGCTATTACTGCAGTTGGATCTGGATATACCTCATCTAACCCACCATCAGTTCTTATTAGTCCACCTGTATATGATTTTGCTGAAGAAGAAAATACTGTGGGTAGTTATGGAGGAGATTCTGGTGTTATTGTTGGATTCGGAACCACTACTGTTGGTGTTTCAACTGGATATCAATTAGTATTTGATTTACATATCCCTCTTTCTTCTGACTTAAGAAATTCTAATATTACTGGTACTGCTGTTACTATTAGTGGAATTAGCACTGGTGATTATTTCGTAGTTAATGATTCTAATGTTGGATCTGCGTCTACATCAATTCGTGCTCTGGCTGCAGATGGTGCTACTATCGGAATTGGAACTGACTTTGTAAATAATGTTTATGAAGTAAATACATTTGAGATAGTTCAATCTCCAACTGGAATTGCATCTGATGGAGTGGGAATAGGAACCACTCATATGAATAGAGTATTCGTTAAGATTGGTGATAACTTTACATGGACTGGTCAATGGCCTAGTTTCAGTGGAGTTGGAATCCAGACTGGAAATTACTTTGGATCATATAGTTGGGGTAAGATTATGCTTCCTTCAAGATCTGAAAGTAATGTTTATGATGCTTATACATTAGGTGGTGTGGGAGGAATAACTACTTCTCCTGTGGTAAGAAGATCTAGATCTCTTAAACATAAGCAGTATTATACACCCCCAAGTTAATCCTTAATAAATAAAGAAAAAATCTCTGTCCAATGGCTGCAATTATAACTGATCAGATTAGATTGTTAAATGCAAAGAACTTTGTCGCGGGAGTTACATCTACTACCAACGCCTATTATTCTTTCATTGGGTTACCAAACCCTACTGATATTCAAACTGATTGGAATACTGATCCCCCTTCTCCAAAAGATAATTTTAGTGAAGAGAATGATTATTGGGATAATATGGTTGCATTAAAAAAAGTTAGTGCAGGTGATTGTAGACAGGTTGTTACTAAAAGAGTTTGGTCATCAGGTACTACCTATGACATGTATAGGGGAGATTATAGTAGATCTAATACTGCTCCAGTATCTGGTGCAACTAATTTATATTCTGCAACTTTTTATGTTATAAATGCTGATTATAGAGTTTATATTTGTCTTCAAAATGGAACTGATCCTGATAACCCTAATGGAAGACCTTCACTAGATGAACCATCTTTCACCGATTTAGAACCTAGATCTGCTGGAAGTAGTGGTGATAATTATATTTGGAAATATCTTTATACAATTAAACCTGCTGATATTATAAAATTTGATTCTACTGACTTTATGCCTGTTCCTTTGGATTGGGAAACAAATGTGGATGATGCAGCAGTTAGAGATAATGCTGTAGATGGTTCTATTAAAATAGTGACTATCACAAATCGTGGTGAAACCATAGGACCTTCTGGTGGTACTGAATACACTAGAGTTCCTATTAAAGGAGATGGATCTGGAGCAGAATGTACAATTACTACAACTAACGACCAACAGGTTGATACTATAGTAGTTTCCAAACAAGGTTCTGGATATACTTATGGGAGTATAGCTTTAGATGATGGTGGTGTTCCAACAGGAACAACTATACCTACTTTTGATGTTATTATTCCACCTCAAGGTGGTCATGGCTCAGACATTTATAGAGAATTGGGAGCAATGAATGTTCTCATATATTCTAGAATTGAAAATGACAATGAAAACCCAGATTTTGTTACTGGTAACCAAATTGCAAGAGTTGGGTTAGTAGAAAATCCTCAAAAATTTGATTCTACTGCATTATTAAGTGCAGATAAAGCAAGTGCAACAAATGCTTTAAGATTAGCTGGTTCTGGTTATAGTTCTGCTTCATTTGCAGCTGATAGTTATTTTGACCAAACAATTTCTGCTGGATCTACAGCTCAAGGAAGAGTTATTAATTATGATGAAAAAACAGGAGTATTGAAATATTGGCAAGACAGAACTCTTGCTGGATTTAATACTGTTGGAACTGCACAAACAAATCCAACTTATGGATATAATCTAAATGCATTTACTGGTTCTCCTGGAACTGGGGGTAATTTGGAAATTGTCCCTACAACTGGATCTACATTACAAATTGATAATGGATTTACAGGTATATCTACTGTAATAAATAATATCACGTATTATCTTGGTCAAACTTTTACGGATGGTGTTTCCAATCCAGAAGTTAAGAAACATAGTGGTAACATTATTTTTATTGATAATAGACCAGCTATAACTAGGTCTGTTAACCAAAAAGAAGATATTAAAATAGTATTGCAGTTCTAAAAAATCATGCCACAGCAGACAAATTTAAATGTAGCACCATATTTTGATGATTATGATTCGTCAAATGATTTTTATCGTGTCTTATTTAAACCAGGATTTCCTGTTCAGGCAAGAGAATTAACGACTCTTCAATCTATACTACAAAATCAAATTGAAAAGTTTGGTCAGCACTTTTTTAAAGAAGGTGCTAAAGTAATTCCTGGAAATACTGGATATAGTAGAAATTATTATGGTGTTCAAGTACAAAATAATTACCAGGGTGTTCCTGTATCTGCATATGCTGATCAATTAATTGGCACAAAAATTATAGGACAAAGATCTGGAGTTAGTGCTATTGTTGATAATATTTTATTACCTGAAGAGTCTGAACGTGGTCAACTTACTGTTTATATTAATTATTTAAATTCAAGTACAATTAATAATGCTACTCAAGAATTTTTTGATGGAGAAGAATTAACCTGCAATACTACAATTTCGTCTGGATTATTAGGTAATACAACAATTTCTCCAGGTGCTCCTTTTGGTGTTACATTGAGTAATAGTGCTGCTATAACTGGATCTTCTTTCCAAATTCAAGAAGGTGTATATTTTGTACATGGTCAATTTGCAGGAGTCCAACAGGAAACTCTTATTCTTGATCAGTATGGAACATTACCTAATTATAGAATTGGTTTATTTGTTAATGAAGAAATAATCAATGCTGATATTGATGAAAGTTTAAATGATAATTCTCAAGGATATAATAATTATGCTGCACCAGGTGCTGATAGATTAAAAATTTCATTAAGTTTATTTAAAAAATCTTTAGATGATTTTGATGATACTAGTTTTGTAGAATTAGGAACTGTTACTGATGGTTCATTAAGAACTAGTAAAGGTGCTGGTGGATCTAGAGGTGGTAATGGATCTAGTAATGGATTAATAATTGCTGGTGGTGGGGGATCAGGTTCACTAGATTTGACAGATACTCTTGCAAGAAGAACATTTGATGAAAGTGGTAATTATAATATAAAACCATTTGATATTACTGTTTTTAATTCTTTAAATAATAATGTTGGAAATAGGGGACTTTATCAAGCTGGTCAATTTACACCTAATGGAGGAACTCCTTCTGAAGACTTAGCCGTATATAAAATTTCTCCAGGAAAAGCATATGTACAAGGATATGAAATTGAAATGTTGGATCCAACATTTATTGACTGTCCTAAAACAAGAAATACAAAACTTATAGAAAATCAATCGATAATTTATAATACTGGTCCCACTTTCAAACTTAATAGTGTATATAGAACTCCGACGGTAGGTATTGGTAGTACATATGTTCTAAGTTTAAGAAACGAAAGACAAGCATCTAATCAAGAAAATGCTGCAGGAAATGAAATTGGATATGCTAGGGTTTATGATTTTAGATTAGAATCTCAAAATTATAGTTCAACCAATTCAAATTTAGATGAATGGGAACTTGCTTTATATGATGTACAAACATTTACTGAATTAAAAGTAAATAATCCAATAACAATATCAGTTCCTGCTATTATTGAAGGAAAAAGAAGTGGTGCAAAAGCATTCCTACAGGGATCTGTTACTGCTGGTCTTGGATTAACTGTATATGAAAAGACTGGTAATTTTATTAAAAATGAGCAACTTATAATTAATGGAGTTAATAATGGAAGAGTTGCTGTAGGTATTACTCAGTATTCTGTTTCTGATGTAAAATCTGTTTATGGAACAGATGATAATTTAGTTGGTATTAACACATTTAATGCGAATGTAATTCCTTCAGTCATATTCCCAGTTGGAGTGGCAACGGTAGGTGTTGTTACTTTTGCAAATAACCAATCAGTTATTAAGAGCTCTAATCCCAATTTTCCAGGTATTACTACTGTTGGTAATTTAATTCAATATACAGATCTTAGTGTTTCTGATGATCCTGTAATGGCTCGAGTTGTGAGTGTTGGAGCTTCTCATATTAATGTTACTGGAGTTACAACTGTTAGTGGAATAGTTGATGGTACACTTCCAAAAACATCTGTTAAAGATGTTAATGATTTAAAAGTTATGGCAAGTTTATTGGATTCTTCGTCTGATAATACTTTATTCACATCTCTTCCCAAGACAGATGTTTCAAATGTAGATCTAACTTCTGCTAGTATTGTTATAAGAAAAACATTTTCTGTATCTATTAGTAATGGTCAATTAAACACCCCATTACCAACTTTGGATGTTGATGAAACTTTCCAACCATTTACACCTAAAAGATATTCTTTAATTGGTGCTGATGGAACTACTTATGACTTGACTGCTGATCAATTTGATTTTGGAACTGGCAATACTTGTCAAATACGTGGTTTAACAACTCCATCACAATCCAATAATGGTGCAACTCTTATTGCTACTATTAAAAAGTCAAAACCAAAAGCTAAGCAGAAAATAAACAATAAAGTTAAATCTATTGTTGTTAATTATTCAAAAAATCAAGGATCTGGAATTGGAGCAACAACATTAAATGATGGATTAACTTATGGAAATTATCCATATGGAACAAGAGTTCAAGATGATGTTATATCAGTTAATGTTCCTGATTTGATACGAATTCATGGTGTTTATGAATCTTTAGATACAAGTGATCCTTCTGCACCAAAATTAACTCTTTCTTCTATAGTTACACAATCTACTACTACTAATGAATTGATAATTGGTGAGCATCTAGTGGGTCAGGATAGTCAAGCTGTAGCAATTGTAGCAGAAAAATTAACTAATAATCAAATTAATTTTGTTTATAAAAATACACATTCATTTAAAGAAGGTGAAACTATAACTTTCCAAGAATCTTTGGCACAAGCAGTTGTTTCTTCGGTAGATGAAATTAGTTTTGATATATCATCAAACTATACTTTTTTTGATGGTAATGAAATAACTTTTTATAATTATGGAACAATTCAAAGAAGAGCAGATTCTGATTCACCAGCTAGAAAAATAAAAATTTATTATCAGAGTGGATCTTTTGATTCTAATGATTCGGGAGATATTGTTACAGTTAATTCTTATAATCAATTTCCGTATGGAGAAGATGATATTTTATTCATTGATGGTGAGTGTGCTACAGATATTATTGATATCCGACCAAGAGTTGCAGAAATTGCGTCAATTGCTGAAGGGGATAGATCTCCTTTAGAATTCCTTGGAAGGACATTTACTGGATCGGGAGATTCTGTACCAAATATTTTAGCATCAGATGAATCTATAATTATAGATTTTTCATTCTATCTTCCTAGAATTGATAGGATTTTCTTAAGTAAAGAAGGAACTTTTCAAGTTAAATTTGGTGAATCAGAAGAATCTCCTAAGAATCCAGTTCCTGTTGACAATGCAATAGAAATAGCAACTGTTAATCTTCCAGCATATCTCTATAATACCAGGGATGCTAAGTTAAGATTTTTGGATTATCGTAGATATACGATGGGAGATATTAAAAAATTAGACACTAGAATTAAAAATCTTGAGTTTTACACAACTCTTTCATTATTAGAAACTAATACAGCTAATTTCTATATTCCTGATGCAGATGGATTGAATAGATTTAAATCTGGTTTTTTTGTTGATAATTTTGAAACTTTTCTATCTCAAGAAGGACATTTGAATATTAATAATTCAATAGATAGAAAAAGAAATGAATTACGTCCAAGACATTATACCAATTCAGTTGATTGTATTACTGGTCCTATTGTAGGTCGTGATCCTAGTGATGATCTACAATTCTCAACACTTGAAGGTATTAATGTAAGAAAAAATGCAGATGCAATAACATTAGATTATGCTGATGTTGAATGGTTAAAGCAGAATTTTGCGACTAGATCTGAAAGTGTTACTCCTTTCTTAATGAGTTTTTGGGAAGGAACTATGGAATTAACTCCTGCATCCGACACTTGGGTTGATACTGCAAGATTAGAAGCTAGGATTATTCAGACTGAAGGTGACTATAGCGCTACTTTGGATAATTTGGTAAGGACTGAGGGTGTTGATCCTCAAACTGGTCTTGGACCTATTGTATGGAATGCATGGGAGACGACATGGACAGGAACTTCAACTAATGATTTTGAACTGGGACTCAGGACTACTCATAATCACTCATCTAGAAACGATTTCAGGAGGAGGAGAACGGAATTTTGGACAGAAAGAGCAACTATAAGAGAATGGAGTAGAGAAACTAGCAGAACTGGTACTGGAGAAAGAACTGGATCTCAAACTATTATCAGTGAAACATTTGAAGAGCAGTCAATGGGTGATAGGGTAGTTAGTAGGGATCTTGTTCCGTTTATGAGATCTAGAAATATTGAATTTGTTGCTAAGAAAGTTAAACCATTGACACAATTATATGGTTTCTTTGATGGTCAAGATGTAACTCAGTATTGTGTTCCCAAATTACTTGAAATTACAATGGTTTCTGGAACATTCCAGGTTGGAGAAAGAGTTGTAGGAACTATATCAGATCAAAGTCGTCCTAATCCTATATCGATTAGATTTAGGGTTGCTCAAACAAATCATAAAGAAGGTCCATATAATGTTCCTACCAAAACTTTCCGTGATAATCCATATAATACTCAACCTTTATCATCATCTTATTCAAGCACTTCTACTATATTAAATGTAGATACTTTCTCATTATCTAATGAAGTACAAGGTGAGTATTTTGGAAGAGTTGAGACTGGGGTAAATCTTAGAGGTGAAAGTAGTGGAGCAAGAGCAACTATTACTAATGTAAGATTAATTTCTGATATTTCAGCATTTTGTGGTGGATCTTTCTTTATTCCAAATCCTAATAATATCAACTTCCCAAGATTTGAAACTGGAACAAAAGTATTTACTCTAACAAATGATCCAGAGAATGATCCAGATACAGCAACTACAATATGTGATGAAACCTTCACTGCTTCTGGAACTTTAGAAACGGTTCAGGAAAATATTATTTCTATTAGAAATGCAAGAGTTGAGCAAAGGCAAGAATTCCAACAGAGGAATGTGTCAGAAGTGCTTTCAACAACAGTCATGTCACAAAGGACTAGAACGTTTAGAAGTGCTAGTAGTTTTAGGGGTTGGGGTGATCCTCTTGCACAATCATTCCAAGTAGAAGATGAAGGTGGAATTTTTGTAACCAAGTGTGATATATTCTTTAGAACTAAAGATGATACTGATATACCTTGCATCGTTCAACTAAGATCCATGAAAAATGGATACCCTACACAAAATGTTCTTCCATTTTCGGAAATTGTATTAGATCCAGCAGATGTTACTACTTCTGCTGATGGATCTGTAGCAACCACTATTGTATTCAAATCTCCAGTTTATCTGGAAGGTAATGATATGGACTATGCTATAGCATTATTATCTAACTCAACAAAATATAGTGTTTATATTTCTAGGATTGGTGAAACTGATCTCTTAACCGATACTTATATTTCAAACCAACCATATTTGGGATCTTTATTCAAATCACAAAATGCTTCTACTTGGGAACCAAGTCAATGGGAAGATCTTAAATTCACCCTCTATAGGGCAGAGTTTGAAACTGCAGGAAGTGTAGATTTCTATAGTCCAGAATTAACTGAAGGAAATAATCAAATTCCAACACTTCAACCAAATTCTATTATACTTGGTTCTAGAAAGATAAGAGTTGGATTAGGAACAACAGTTGGTGATAGTTATGTTGAGGGAAATACCTTCAGTCAAGATGGAACAAATGCAACAGGTAATCTTGTAGGTGCTGGTGGTTCTGCTAGAGGAACACTTTCTGTTGCTAATGTTGGTATTGGATATACACCTTTAGATGGTAATTTGACATTTAGTAATGTTAATCTAGTAACTGTTACTGGTAATGGAAAAGGTGCGGTTGGTAATGTTTATATTGAAAATGGAATTGTTGGTGCTTGTACAATTACTTCGGGTGGAAGTGGTTATCAAGTAGGTGATGTTGTTGGTATTACAACCATTGGTCTTTCTACTGGTGGTAGTGGAACTGTTGGTGCTAATGGTAGATTTTCAATTACTGGAATTGGAATGACAAATGAAATTATTTTGGATAATGTTCAAGGTAATTTTGTAACTGGTGCTGGTAAGACAATGAGATATACTAATAGTGCTGGTATTACTACAGAGTTGAACTTCAGTCATGGTGGTAATGTTACCATAAGTTCAATTGATGTAGAATCTGACGGATTGCATTTTGAAGTCAATCATAAAAATCATGGAATGTATTCTACCGAAAATTTGGTAAAAATAAAAGATATTCAATCTGATATTAAACCAACTAAATTAAGTCTTGCATTAGATGTTGGTAATGTAGCTACCATTAGTGTTGATGATGCGAGTTCATTTACCAATTTTGAAAATGTTGGAGTTGGAACAACTAACGCTGGATTGCTTAGAATTGGAAATGAAGTTATTAAATACAATAATGTTACTGGTAATGTACTTACTATTGATAATAGAGGTGATGATGCAATTGATTATGTAGTTGGAACACCTGTTTATAAATATGAACTTGGTGGAGTTTCTTTAGCAAGAATCAATAAAACACATGGATTATCTACTTCTACATCTACAACATCTTCTGGATCAATTGGGTTTGATTTCTATAATATTAAAATAGATCAAACAAGCAAAACTATTAATGGAAATCAGTTTGATGCTACTGATAGAAGCACTGATGTTGGATTCCCTAAACTTTACTTTAATAAGACTAAATCTTGTGGTGGGTTTGAAATAAAAGCAACTCAAAATATGTCCTTTGAAATTATTAGTCCAATTGTTCATAACTTGACAGTTACTGGAACCACACTTGGTGCTGAAATTAGAACTACTTCTGCATCTGGTATAAGTGATAGTCAAATTCCATATATTGATCAAGGATTTGAAGCTATTACCATAGGTGAAACTAATTATCTCACTAGTCCTAGAGCAATTTACTCAAAGGTTAATGAGGATGAACGATTGAATAATGTTGAAGGTAATAAATCTTTACAACTAAGAGTAAATTTAGCAACTACAGATACTAGATTAACTCCTGTATTAGATGCCCAAAGAGTTAGTACAATTGTAACATCTAATAGAATTAATAATGTCGTTACTGATTTTGCAACAGATAGTAGAGTAAAAACTCTTCTTAAAGATCCTACTGCGTGTCAGTATGTAAGTAAAGAAGTAGCATTGGAAAATCCTGCTACTTCTATAAAAATAATGTTGGATGGGCATATTCATCCCGATTCTAATATTAGAGCATTTTATGCTATTGGTGATAAACCAGCATTTGAAGCAATTTTCACACCTTTCCCTGGATTTAACAATTTGAATAGTAGAGGTGAAGTAATTAATCTTCAAGATAGTGATGGACAATCTGACAAATTTGTTACCAAAATTAATGAATATAGTTTTGGAGAAACAACAATGTTTGAACATTATACCTTTACTGCTGATGATCTTCCAGCATTTAGATATTATAGAATTAAACTTCTATTAACTGGTACTAGTCAGGTTTATGTTCCTAGAATTAGAGATCTAAGAGTGATGGCACTAGCATAACATGGAACAATATAAAATTGAAGGGCATGGAGATCTAGCAAGAGATCCTAAAACAGGTGCTATATTGAATATAAATTCTCTAGATTATACTCATTATACCGTAGGTCGTAATGTTAAACGATCAAGAAATGAAAGAGTGAATTCTATGGAAAATGATCTTGCTAGTTTAAAAGGTGAAATTGGTGAAATTAAATCTCTACTAAAGGAGTTAATCAATGGCAAGTAAAAATCTGACATTTGATCCAAATGCAGGAGTTCCATATGCTGCTAATTTAGCACTTTATACTGGAGCAGATTTTAAGACTACTTTTAACGTAGTTGATACTTCTGATGTTGCATATGATTTCCAAGGATTAACCACAACTTCAGTCTGGACAGGATCTGCCCAAATGCAAAAGAGTGCAGGGGTAGGAGCAACAACCACTCCATCAGGAACTTTTAATGTTGGATTTACTAGTGCTGGTGGTGGTATATTTAATATATCGATGGGATCTACTGATACAAGAGATTTATCTGAAGGTAGATATGAATATAATGTTCTAGTAAGTTCGGGAGCAACAATTTATAATATAGTAAATGGCAATATTCTAGTTTACACTGGTATTGCTTCTGCACCAACCTAAATATTGTAGAGGTATTGTATAAATGGCACAACCAGCAAGTAGATCAGAGTTTATAAACTACTGCAAAAGGCAGTTGGGTGCTCCAGTGCTCGAAATTAATGTTGCAGATGAGCAAGTTGAAGACGTAATAGATGATGCTATTCAATATTTTCAAGAAAGACATTTTGACGGTGTAGTTAGAACTTATCTTAAATATCAAATAACTCAAGCTGATATTGATAGAGGAAGAGCATCTGTTTTAACTGGAAAGAAAAGAACAGGAATAACAACAGAAACTGCAACTGCTAATATTGCAGGAACAGATACAGATTTTACTTGGTATGAGAATAGTAATTATATACAAGTTCCACCATCAGTAATTGGAGTAGAAAAAATCTTCCGTTTTGGTGGAAGTAATTCAATATCTAATAATATGTTCAGTATTAAATATCAGTTATTCTTAAATGATATTGCTTTTAATATGGGATATAATGGACTTTTAAGTTATGCAATGACACAGACTTATTTGTCTGATATTGATTTCCTATTAACTACTGAGAAACAAATTAGATTTAATCAAAGACAAGATAGGTTATATCTTGATATTGACTGGGCAGCATGTGAAGTTGATGAATTTATAGTTCTTGAATGTTTTAGACTTATGAACCCTAGTGATTTTGGGAGAGTGTGGAATGATTCATTCTTAAAGAAATATGCAACTGCTCTTCTTAAGAGGCAGTGGGGACAAAATCTATTAAAGTTCCAAGGAGTTAAATTACCTGGTGGAATTGAAATGAATGGAAGACAAATATATGATGATGCAGAAAAAGATCTAGAAACTATCAGAGAGCAAATGTCCAACACTTATGAACTTCCACCGTTGGATATGATAGGATAGATTATGCTCAATCCGTTTTTCCAACAAGGGTCTAAATCAGAACAAAATCTTGTACAAGATTTAATCAACGAACAGTTGAGGATGTATGGTGTTGAGGTGCATTATCTTCCTCGCAAATATATGAATGAGAAGACTATATTGAGGGAAGTGGTTCAATCAGTATTTGATGATTCATATCCACTTGAAGCATATGTAGATAATTTTGATGGATATGCAGACAATCCAACTTTACTTTCAAAGTTTGGTATTGAGCAAACTAATGAAGTAACTCTTGTTATTTCTAGAGAAAGATGGGAAACATATATTCAACCATTACTTAAAAACGAATCTAATGTAAAGTTAACTACCCGACCTAAAGAGGGTGATTTAGTTTATTTTCCACTAGGTGATCGTTTATTTGAAATCAAATATGTTGAGCATGAAAAGCCATTCTATCAGTTAAAAAAGAATTACGTTTATACTCTTAAGTGTGAACTCTTCCGTTACGAGGATGAGGTTATTGATACTGGAGTTTCTGAGATTGATGATACTTTAATTGGTGATAATGCTGATGGAACTTCGGAAGATGGTCTATCCACATTACTGGGATCTTCTCAAACTCTAACTTTAGTTGGAACTGGTGCAACTGCAAGTGCTGTAGTTGGATATACTACAGACGGTGCTATTAGACTTATTAATATAAGCAATAGAGGTGGTGGTTATAGTGCTATTCCAACTATTGGAGTAAGTTCTGCTCCTTCAGGAGGAGTGACAGGTATTCTCACTGCTACTATGATCAGTGGAATTAATGTATGTAATTTAAATATAAGTAATAATTTAAAATCTGTTCAAAAGGTTGTAATTACAAATCCAGGTGCTGGATATACTTTAGCACCAACAATCCAAATAAGTGGGTCTGGAGGGTCTGGAGCAGCAGGAACAGCATTTATAGGTGATAACACCATAGGTATAGTTACCATCACTTCAGGGGGTTCTGGATACACTACAGCACCTACTGTAACGGTTTCTGCACCTAATGTGGGTGTAGGTACTACTGCTACTGTTGAAGCTGTTGTAAGTGCTGCTGGAACTATCAGTAATCTTCATATTGTTAATGCTGGTTCTGGATATACTTCTACTCCAACCATTACTATTGGTGATCCTTCACTTGACAATAGTGGTAACTTCAAGTTTAATGAAATTGTCACGGGTTCTATTACTAGTGTGAAGGGAAGAGTAAGAACATGGAATGCAACTACAAATGTTCTAGAGGTTGCAAATGTATCTGGTATGTTTAGTATTGGTGAGGATATAACTGGTAGCAGCTCTGGTGCTGTTCACTCGTTAAGAGTCGTCAGTGAAGATCCTCCAGAGGATGGATTTGCTGATAATGTTAATATAGAATCTGCTGCAGATGATATTTTAGACTTTAGTGAGCAGAACCCATTCGGAATTCCATAAATATAAGATACTAGGACTATAACAATGTTTGAATATTTTTATAACGAAATTTTGAGGAGAACCATTATTGGTTTTGGTACTCTTTTCAATAGTATTTCCATTAAGCAAAGTGGAGGGGATACTGACGCTAGTATTATACGTGTTCCCCTTGCATATGGACCTACTCAAAAGTTTTTAGCAAGATTAACTCAATCACCAGATTTGAATAAAGCAACATCTTTGTCTTTACCAAGGATGTCTTTTGAGTTTACTGGTTTGACATATGATCCTTCTAGAAAGGTAACTACTACTCAGAAAATTATAATTCAAAATCCAGATTCAGATACTCCAGATGAGAAAAAGGTATATATGCCTGTTCCTTATAATATGCAATTTGAACTTGCTGTTATGACTAAATTAAATGATGATGCATTACAAATAGTAGAACAAATATTACCATATTTCCAACCATCATATAACCTTACAGTAAACTTAGTTGGTTCTATAAAAGAGAAGAGAGATATTCCCATAGTTCTTGAAAATATTACTATGCAGGATGATTATGAGGGAGACTTTGAATCAAGAAGAGTACTTATGTACACTTTAAGATTTACTGCTAAGACATACCTCTTTGGTCCTGTTTCCGATGCTTCCAAGGATATCATTACCAAGTCTACGGTCAATTACCTTACTGGTACAGATACATCCAATGCACAACGCAATCTTACATACTCTGTTGTTCCTAGAGCAATTCAGAACTATGATGGAACTGTTCTCACGAACTTAGCACAAGATATTACTGCTACTCAAACAACATTTGAAGTTGAGGATGGTGCTTCTGTTACAGCATCTTCTGGATCAACAAGTGTTTATATTGATGTTGGTGGAGAGGAATTATATGTTAAGGCAGTTGATGGTAATAAGTTGACTGTTAAGAGAGGTCAAGATAAGACGACTAAAGTTCCGCATGTTAGAGGAACAGATGTTAAATCTATTACTAGTGCCGATAATGCACTAGTAGAGGAAGGAGATGACTTTGGATTTAGTGGAACATTAACTGGAGATTGAAGTGAAAAACAATTTAGATGATGCTTTTAATATAACACCCACTGAGGTTGAGGTTGATGATACCCCCGAAAATGGTTGTGCTCCTAGAAAAGACCAACTTACGGATGTTAGTAATGTTGGTATAAACAGACCAGACAGGTTCACTAAAGATGATATAACTAAAGACTATGAGTATACTCGTGGAAATCTTTATAGCATCATAGAGAAAGGTCAGGAGGCAATTAATGGTATTCTTGAACTAGCACATGATAGTGAAATGCCAAGAGCATATGAAGTAGCAGGACAGTTAATTA